CTATCGGTCGTGGCGTACGGGTTGTCGCCGCCGGCCGCCGTGGTGATCGCGATCTTCTGCAGTATCTCTTCGAGGCCTTCGTCGCTGATCCGGACAGGGTTCGGCGCGGTGCGGTAGACGCGGCGGTCGGTGCCCAGCCAACAGACCGTGTCGACGCCATCGACGTTCAACTTCTGCACGGTCTCGCGGGCGGTGACGCCGATCCCGAAGATGCGCCCGCCGATGCGTTGGAACGGAAGGTCCAGGTCGCCGGTCGGTTGCCAGACCTCGACGCTCAAGCGCCCCAGCAGCCAGAGTTCGTCACCCACCACCTTCAGCGTCAGCAGCTCGTCGGGCTGGCTCTCCGCCGTGGCGTAGTCCAGCGCGTCGATGGTCGTTCCGCCGACCGCGCTCCAGTAGAAGCGGCCGAAGGCGGAGGCGAACAGGAAGTAGCTGTTCAGGGTGTCCACCGCCGAGACGACGTTCCCGTCCGGGAAGGTGAGCGCCGTCACCGTCGTGCCGTTGGTCGAATAGACCTTCGAGCCCCGGGTCAGCACGACGAGGCTGGGGTTGCCTTCCGCCGTCATGCGGAAGGTCCCCTCGATCGTGCCGATGAAGGTCGCGGTCCCGACGCCATCCACGCCGGTCTGCGTCACCCGGTAGAGGTCGGAGCCCGAGCAGGCGATGATCGAGCCGGAAAGGCCGACGGCGGAGAGCACGCCGCCCTTGCGGTACAGGCCGTTGATTGGCCCGATCCCGGCGATGGCGAATTGCTTGAGCCGCGGTCGGGGGAGCAGCGCCACCTGATCCTCAAGGTTGGTGGGCGCGGTCTCGAAGAACATGTTGCGGAGGCGAACCGGCGGAAGGTCCGTGCGCTGATAGTTGGCCTGGCCGAGCGGGATGGAAGGCATCACCAGTAGTCCGCGAAGCCGGCGCGGTGGCCATCGTAGCGGCGATGGTCGCGCAGCTCGTGCTTCTTGAACCGGGCGCGGAAGCTTCGCGTCGACTGCTGCGCCTTGGAGAGGGTGCGCGGGCCGAGGGCGACGGTTTCGCCGTACTCGTCGGCCATGTTCACCGCCAACTGGGCGGCGAGGCCTTCGTCGTCCTCTTGGCCGAATGGGGAGTCGCTGTTGATGGTGAGCGCGTCGGCCTGGCGCCAGGCGCCGTTTGTGGCGCTGTAGATCCAGAGGCCGGCATTGTCGGCGGCGCCGAGGATCTGCACCTTGGTAAGGTCGTGGGGCGGCCGGTGGCACGCGTCCCAGGTAATCGTGGCGGGCAGCACGACGCTGCCCGGCGCGGTGACGGTGTAGCGATGGCCTTCGCGCGCGGCGTAGGGCGTCGGGTAGGCGATGGCGCGTTCGTGCCACTGGCCGTTCTGGATCAGGCCCGGAAGGTCGAGGATCAGCCCCTGCAGGCGCTCCACGCCGTCCTCGGCGTCGGGTCCAGTCGGCTCTTGCCCGGACGTCAGTTCGCCGATCAGCCGCAGAGCGCGGCGCACGATATCGCGACACTTGCTCATGATGGCCTCGGCGGTTCGATGAAAAGGATGCGCCCCGCCCCGTGAGGAACGGAAGGCGGGGCGCGGGTTGCCTTAGGTCTGGTCGGTCTGCGTTTCCGCAGCCGCTTCGGCCGCTTCGGCCTCCTTGGTGGCGTCCTTCGCCGCGGCGTCCTCGGGCGCCATGGCTTTCGCCGGCAGGCCCTTCAGTTCGACGTAGCGGTTGGCCTTCAGCTTTTCGAGCTGGGCCGGGGTCGGGTTGATGTCCGACCACTCCTTGGTCAGCTTGTGCCCGAAGAAGTCGAGGGGCTTGTAGACCTCGCCGAGTTCTTCTTCGGGGCCGATGAGACGAGCTTTCATGGGTCCGCCCTCCTACTGGCTGACGTAGTGGATGATGTAGTTGATCGTGCCGCCCACGGCGGTGCCGGGGGCGACGGCGACGTACACCTGCACCAGGGTTTCGGCCGGATAGCGGTAGCCGAAGCCGGTGGCGGCGATGGTCGGGCCGACGACCCCGCCGGCCTGGCCGACGTTGTTCGCCGCCAGGAGCCGGGTGGTGGAGCCGGCGTCGCCGATCGACAGGGTGACCGCGGTCCCCGAGTCGATGTCCGTGGCCTGAAGCTGGACGAAGGCGATCTCCGCACCGGCCGGGACACGGAGGTTCCCGAACGCGGCGCCGAGGGTGAGCTGCGCGGCGGTGACGCTGATCGATTCCCCGACCGAAGTCAGCTGGTTGGAATCGGTCGAGGTCTTGGCCGTGCGTGGGACCGCTACACCAGCGGTCGCGGTTGGCATGAGACGAGCCATGTCGGGTTCTCCTTAGACCGCGCCGAAGCCGGTGATGGTGCCCCACTGCGTGCCGGGGCCCACAGCGTTGCTTTCCTTGAAGAACGTCTTGTCGATGGAGCGAAGCTCCTCGGTGCCGACGCCCTTGATGAACTGGTAGTCGTCGTCGGTGCGCTTGGTGGTGATCGGGTCCTGACCCCACGCCACGACGAGAGCCTGGGCGCCGCAGAAGAAGCCCATCTCCACGTCCACGCCGCCCGCACCGGCGCCCGGCAGCAGGAAGCGCTGCTCCGGGACCTTGTGGATGACGACGTTGTTCCAGATCAGGTCGCCGCCCGTGAAGTACGGGTTCGACGCCACCGTCCGTTCGCGGCTGTCCTTGTTGAACGCCTTGATGTCGGGGTCGGCCTTCAGCTTGTTGAAGGACCGCGACCCGACGAACAGCACGAACATCTCCTCGCCGTCATCGCTTTCGGAGCGATAGGGGCGAAGCGCGCGACGCTGCGGGGTCAGCGTCTCGTCGCGGTACTGGGCCATGTCGACCATCGCGTCGATCATCGCCGCGGACCAGTTGTCGTTGGTGCCGTCCACGTTCGCCAGGGACGAGGCGGCGTTGCCGGCGACGGTGTTGGCCTGCGAGACGCCGAAGATCGCCCGGTTGTAGTTGTCCGACAGCCAGTTGTTCTTCTGCGTGGCGGTGGCGTTGGCGTAGTAGACGGCGTTCTGCGTGCCGCTTTCCTCGTCGTAGACCGTGTCGTCGAAGGCCACGGTCGTGAAGGCCAGGCCCATGCGGCGGCGCATGTCGTCGGACGACCAGATTTTCAGGCTGGCCTTGTTGGCGTTCAGCAGCTCCAGGTTCGACTTCTGGACCGTGGACTTCTTGATGACCACGGCGTTGCGGCGCCACACCGGACGGGTGCGGAACGGGAAGGTGCCGAGCCTTTCTTCGGCGCCGGTCAGCAGGCCAGAGCCCGTGCCGCCGCCGCTGAGGGACCCGATCAGCGGAATGACCAGATCCTTGCCGCCGTCCGTCAGTTCGCGGGTGGCGGTGATGATCGCGTTCGGGGACGCGGCCATATAGCGCTTGTAGCCCGAGGTCCGGACGTACTCCTGCCAGTAGTCGTTTCGCCACTTGGTGATCGCAAGGGCGTCGTCGAGTTCGGTATAGGCCATGGCCTGGGGTCCTTATTGTCCGAACATCGCGCCGAACGCCGCCTCGCCGTCCCGAGGGATGGCTTCAGCGTGCGCGCCGGCGGATGGGGAAGCCGCGAGGCTCTGCCTCGGTGCGGCGATGGCGGCGGGCGGAGCCGCCTGCGGGGTGGGTTGACCGGGCGCGGGAGCCGCGCCGGCCTGGGTCGCCTTCCAAGCAAGGAAGGCATCGAGTTCAGCCGGATCACCGACCTTGGCGAGCGCCTGTTCGCGCCGCCATTCGGCAACGACCATGCCGACAGGGTCTTTGCTGGCGCGGACCTTTTCGTTGAAGAACGGGTCCGTGTCGCAGCGCTGGACGCCCCAGTTGAATGCGGCATCCACAACCTGCGGCCCGTGCTCGACGATGGCCAGGCGGTGGGACATGTCCCGCGCCTGTTCGTAGAGCCGGGCGTCGAAGGCCGCCCGTTGGTGGGCCTCGTAGGCCGCCGGGTCCGTCTCCCTGTCGGGGACAGGCTGGCGGCGGGCGGCTGCTTCCTGCTGGGCGCGCCACTCGCGTAGTTCCTTCGCCTCTTTCTCGGCCACCGTGAGCCTGTCGCGGGTGTCGAGGAAGGTGGCGAGCGGAACGACGTGGCCCTGCGCGTCTACAGCCAGCGCCGCAGGAGCGGGTGCGGCGGCAGGCGCGGGTTCAGGGCTGGCGGCTGCGAATTTGCCGTCCGGGCCTCGCGCTGGACCCTCGCTGGCCGGGGCTTCCGCAGCGGGTGCGGCAGTCTCGGGCGCGGGGCTGGCTTGGGGCGCGGGCGCGGGTTCGCCGCCCAGGAAGTCGGGAAGGTCGTCCATGTGTGATCCTGCTTTTGCCGTTGTCGTACGGCTTACGAAGCGCCCGTCACCGCGGCGGCCGGTCGCCCCATGTCGGAGGGGCCTGCCGTATCTCCCGTCGCCTTTCGGCCCCCGGAGGCGGGGTTAGACGTCCGGCTGGCCCGGGTCGGGCCAAGCGGCTTGTCGTTGGGTGGCCGCGGCGCTGGCCAGGTGGTCGATGGCCTGCGCGCGTTGAAGCTGATCCTTCGAGAACGTGGCGCCGTGTTCGAGGG